CCGACCGTGGCGCCGACGGTCGTTCCCGGTACGGGCGTTCCCGATGTGGCGACCAACGCGCAGCTCGAAGGCTTCGCGCTCGCGCCGAGCACGGCCCAGCCGACCATCCGCCAGAACAACGTCACCCAGATTTCCAAGCGCGACGCGACCATCTCTGGCTCGCAGGAGGAATCCGACGCCGCCGGCAAGGGTTCCGAGATGAGCCATCAGATGGCGATGGCTTCGAAGGTTCTGAAATCGGACATGGAAGCTGCGATGTGTTCGCGGCAGCCGCGGGTCGACGGCAATGATTCCGGGCCAGTCGCGCGCGTCACCGAAGGCATCTCGCACTGGCTCGCGCGAGCGACCGACAAAGCTTCCGCGGTTGCGGGCGCGATTGCGCCGGGCACTTCGGTCGCCGGTCTGCCGACGACCGCGACCGGCGTGTTCGTTGCGCCGGCTACGGTGCAGATCACCGAAGCGATCCTCGGCGACGCGATGCAGAAGGCGTACACCAATGGCGCGACGCCGACGCTTTGGGTGGTCGGGCCGGGGCCGAAGCGGACCATCTCCAGCTTTGTCGGCAGAAGCACGACTCAGGTTTTGGTAGGTAAGACCGAGGTCGTGTCGACGGTCGACGTGATTGCGACGGACTTCGGGCGCATCAAGGTCATCCCGTCGCGCTGGGTTCCTGCGGACGTCGGATTGCTGATCGATCCCGACTATCTCGCGGTGGCGTTCTTCCGGTCATTTCGACAATACCTTATGGCTCGTACCGGCGATGCGGAAACCAGAATGATAATCGTTGAGTGGGGAGTAGAGGTCAGGAACGCGCTTGCCCACATCCTCTTCAACGGTATCGTAAAATAGTGACATTGCGAGTGGGGTGTGACAAACATGCCCTATGGAAAATGAAAATGGAAGCCCGCCACCGCGCCGTGATCAGTTCGAACACCGAAAGGATTTCGTTCGCGCTTACGACAGGTGGCGGGACAAGAACGATCCACGCCGTAAGGCGCGGGAGAAAGCGCGGACTGAGGCTGGCTATGGGCGGGAGATGTACGCCAAGCATCAGGAAAAGCGGCTTGCAGCAAAGAAGGTGGAATACGACACCAAGCGCGAGATGCTTATGGCTCGCGCAGCGAAGTGGCGGCGGGATAATCCAGACAAGGTTAAAGCGCGGGATAAGAGATACTACGAGGCTGATAAGGCGAGATATTTTGCCAATAATGCGCGAAGACGCGCTAGGCAAATGCAAGCTACTCCGCCGTGGTTGACGAGAGAACACTGGAAGGCAATGGCTGAGATGTATGCCGATGCTCAGATGATGACGGAGACAACGGGCGTCCCTCATGACGTGGACCATATTTGGCCTCTGAAGGGCGCGAAATCTTGTGGCTTACATGTTCCGTGGAATCTTCAAATTGTTCCTGCCAAATGGAACAATCGGAAGCGCAATAGAGAGCCTTCAGAGTAATGCGTAAGGGGGAGGCGGCCCGCCCTGCAGAGGCTAGCCGCCTCCTGTCGTCACTACCATCGTCCCAGGAGAGTTACTTCCATGGGGGCGTACCGATGGCGGTTGCAGCGGTTGTAAACATAGTACAATTCCGCGTGTTCCACTAGGAGGTTGTGGTGGGCGAGCAAAAGCGCCGTTACGACGCTCGCAACGGCGTCTCGCGCACCATGATCCTAGACGATGCGTCGAAGCAGTTCGTCGTCCAACACTCTCAGGACGTCGAGCCGATTCTCGACTCGATCAAGCGTGATCAGGAGATCATGCCGCAGGGCGGGCACAACAAGCTCGCGGCAAGAATCCCAACTGTCGTTTACGAAGAGTTGCAGCGGGCCGGCATCGCCGACGACCCCGATCTTTTTAAATCTTGGCTCAATTCGCCCGAAGCCGAGCCTTGGCGAGTGTGGCGTGGGAGGCTTTGAACATGTGCGGCTTTGGTATCGGGACGATCTTTCAGGTCGCCATTTTCGTCATCGTCGTTCTGGTCGTCCTCGCGCTGCTTCGCATCCTGCTCGGTGATTGGTTCACGGGAATCACGGCGACTCCCTACTGGAACATCATTTCAATCGTCATCGGCGGCGTGGTCGCGATCATCATCCTGCTGTTTCTCTGGCGCTTGGCCGAATGCGCGGGATTGTTCGGTCGCGTCGGCATGATCACGCCTGACCTCCCACAGGCGTACTTGGAGGCGGCTCTGAGCCGCCTCATTTTTTGAGGTGATCCATGGCATTGACGCGCGGCAAGACCTTCAGGCCCACCGGTAATCCGGCCAAGCGGCCGCCCAAGGTGAAGGGCAAGGTGGCGAACGACGTCTATTCGGGGGCGCCGCGAAGCGCGACCATGCCGCCGCCGACGACCGACACTAAGGAGCCGCGCGGCATGGTGCGGTCCCGTAGCGGCGGCAAGAAGGGGCTGACTAAGGGCGGTCAGGGCGGACGAATTAGTTGACCGACTTCGCTGATCTTCAGACCCAGATCGCTGACTACGCCAATCGGCAGGACTGGTCGCCGCAGCTGGTGACCGGCTTCGTTCGGCAGTGCGAGCAGAAGCTCAACGCCGAACTGCGCGTCGACCGGATGATTCAGTTCGACGAGGCGCTGATCGCCTCGCGCTGCGCGCCATTGCCAGACGATTGGCTGCAGATGGAGCTTGTCCGGATCGGCAACGGCAACGTGCCCGACGGCTTCATCCCGATTCGTTACAAGTCGCGCGATGAGTTCTTCACGACCGTCGATAAGTGGATGGACGGTTTTTACACCATCCAAGGACGACAGATTTGGATCGGCGGTTACCCCGACACGGTGGAAGGCCAAACCGTCAAGCTGACATACTACGGCGAAGTCCCGGTTTTCTCCGACGATACGCCCAGCTGGGTCTATTCCAAGTACCCGACGCTCTACCTCTACGGCTCGCTGATGCACGCTGATCTGCATGCGGTCGGCGAGGAGGACAAGGCCGGCTCGCTCAAGATGCTGGTAGAGGACATGATTCAGAAGCTCAACGCCAATCATCAGATGTCGCGGGCGAGCGGCTCGCGGGTCACACGCACGCGAACGAGGTCGTTTGGATGAAACAACTATTACTCGCCGCTGCGCTTGCCGTTTTTCCCGCAGCCGGGCAAGCCGCGATGACCGATTGCTCGACGACCATCGTCACGCGCGGCCAGGCGGTCACTCTCATCACTGCAGTCAATGCTGCGAAGGGCGCACTGGTGCAGAACATCGATGCCAACGAGGCGATGTGGTTTTCGCTGACCGGAACCGCTGCGCCGGGGGCGGCGGGTTCGTACATTCTGCCGCCGTCGCAGGCGAAGGGTTTCGCCACCTCTTCCATGTATCAGACCAATCCGCAGATTTTTGTAGGCTTCGCTCTTTCGGTCGTCGCTGCGACGCCGGGACACAAAATCTCTTGCACATGGTGGTGAGATGACCGGCCTTTCTTCAGCGGGCGAAGCGGCGGTCCTAACGCCGCTGACCACAACCGCCTACGTGTCGCTGCACACCGCCGATCCTGGCGATAGCGGGGCGAGCGAGGTGTCGGGCAGCGCCTATGCGCGCACGGGTCCGGTGACCTTCGCCAACGCCGGAAACAATCCAACCGTGGCATCGAACAGCGCCATTGTGACTTTTCCGGGGGCGACGGGGAGCTGGGGCACGGTTTCGCATTTCGGCGTCTGGACGGCGGCGAGCGGCGGGACGTTTCAGGGTTCTGGCGCTTTGGTGACGCCGAAGGCGGTCGGCAACGGCGACACGGCGCGGTTTTTGGCCAACGCGCTGACGATCACGGTGAACTGAGATGGCAGGCAGATCAGCATGGGTCGCAGGCAACGGTGTCGGCCTTACTTGGGCGACGGCGATTAACTCAGCCGACATGGCGAGTATGGCCGGGACTACGGTTGGAGCGAACACCGTTCTTTCTAGCGTGGCCGATATCGCCAACGGGACGGCGCTCGATCAGTTCATGGACGTATCGGTTCGCTGCCTGATTGCATCAAGCACTATTGCCGCTGGAGCGAACCTCGCTCTGTGGATTTATGATTTGCTTGATGATGGCGCGACCTACGGTGATGGGCAGTTCGTTGCGGGTACGCAGAAAGTAGCGACGCCGACCTTTCCCCCCTGTGGAGTGATTCCGCTAGTCGCGGCGATTTCGCAGACGAACCTCATTGGCTATGCCAACGCCATTATTATTCCTCCCGGCTCGTTCCGGTTGGCGATTCAGAACAACAGCGGGTTTGCTCTTACGGCAGGGACACAGACGGTGAAATACCGGACTTACAATCAAAATCTGAACAATTGAGGTTCCGTATGGGCCTCATTTTCCCACGTAACTCTATTGCTTTCCCTGCGACACGCGCGGCGGTAAACAGCGCCCATCCGATGGCGCGAGGTGCTCGATACGCCGCTATCGCCGCGCCTGGCGGGCAGTTCATCAACTTGTTGAATGGTGCGCCTAGCGTCGCCGTCAACGGCTCGCTTTCAACCAAAATTGACCCGATTCTCGGACCCGTCGTCGTCAGCAATACGTCGACCGTATATAGCTCAATCGCGAACTCGTTTGCTGACAGTCCATCTTCGGTTACCTTTGCCGCGATCCTCACTCCGATTGCCTCAAGCCCGCCGGACATAATATTCAGCACCAGGGCGTCGACTTATTTGACTGGCATCTATCTGTTTACCGCAGGAACTTTTGGCTTAATTCTCAATGGAGTGGGCACCCTAGCCTCTGGACTTCCTTCTATCGCTGCCGGGGTGCCGTGGTTTCTTGCTGTTTGTTCCACTGCGGCCAAACAAAATTGGGTTGTGGCTAACTTAAAGACTGCGAGGATATGGACGACCACGGGGGTGGTGGCGGGATCGACCGCAGTCGGGGCTACGCCATGGAGCGTCGGCATTGCAACGGCATTGCAGCAACCAGGCGCCAGTATCGCCGCTGTCGCCTATTCGATTAACAATTTTTTGTCGCTTTCGCAGCTTGTCGCCTGGGCGCGGAATCCGTGGGATTATTGGTATTCACCGATGGTGGGCCAGCTTATTGCTTCGGTAGGAAAATCGGCAAAAGCTCCGATTGACTTGACGGGCAACCTCGGCGGGGTTTCCTCCTATGGCTAGGGTTAGCTACGGGAAGGGGCCTTACAGCCGGATTCGCGCCTTCGGGCCGATTTTTACTGGCGATCTCAGTCTTGTTCCTGTCGTTAATTTTGTTGGCGGCCTGACGCCGACCATTGTCCTCGCTGCCGACCTCGACGTTCACGTCAACCTGATCGACCTTGCTGGCGAGATAGCCCCTCAGATCGCCCTGGAGGGGGCTCTGAGCCTCTTGGTGCCGCTGGACAGCCTACTAGGCTCTTTTGGCTTCGAGGTCGTCTACGGGGCCTCCAGCTTCATTTCAGGGCCATTGTGGGCGGACACCGAGCCCTGCCCGACGCCGCTATGGGCGGAGAGCGAGCCTTGCCCGCCGCCGCCGTGGATGACGGCGCCGCCATGCGAGCCTGTCGTCTGGCGCAGATCGGAGCTTTGCAATGGCTGACGATGAGGTCGTCGATCCGCTGGCTGGCGAGCTGACGACCGCCAATTATGGCTGGGTTAAGCCGACGGTCGGCGCCAGCGATGATGCCTGGGGCGGTTATATCAACGCCGACCTCGACGGCATCGACACGACGGTCAAGAGCGTCTCCACCGTCGCCAACGCGGCTTATCCGGCGAGCAACCCAAGCGGCTACCAGACAGCGGCGCAAGTGACGGCGGCGGTGCCGGTCGCCTCATCGACTACGCCTGCAGCGAACGGGACGGCGGCGGTCGGGGCTGGAACGACCTGGGCGCGGGCCGATCATGTTCATCCGACCGATACCAGCGGCTGGCTGGGCGACAACCGGATCATCAACGGCGACATGCGGATCGACCAGCGCAACGGCGGCGCGAGCGGGGCAACGGGCGCCGCCTTCACGGCTGATAGGTGGCGTTATGATGCTTCGCAAGCCAGTAAGGGCAACTGGCAACGGCAGACGGGAGGGGCTGGCGCGATTGCCAATGGTTTCGCCTATTTTCTCACCTTTGCATCATCGTCAGCCTATACTCCCTTAACTGGCGACACTTTCTCATTCAATCAGCCTGTCGAAGCTGACATGGTGACTGACTTCGCTTGGGGAACGTCCAGCGCGCAGCCGGTCACGTTGTCATTTTGGGTATTCTCGTCCCTGACCGGAACGTTTGGCGGCGCGATCAGGAACTATCCGCTTCCAGCCACGCGATCCTATCCGTTCAGCTATTCGATCCCTGTTGCGTCTACTTGGACGAAGATCACTGTCGTCATCCCTGGCGACACAGCTGGAACGTGGGTGATGAACGGTGTCGCCGCAGCCTTCGCTCTTCACTTCGATCTTGGTTCTGGCGCGACGTTACGCGCCCCTGCCGGAGCTTGGGCGGCGGGAAACTTCACTGGAGCGAATGGCGCGGTCAACGTCGTCGCGACCAACGCTGCGCTTATCAACATCACTGGCGTCAAGCTCGAAATCGGCTCCGTCGCCACGCCTTACAACCGGCAGTCGTTGGCGAAGAGCATGGCGGATTGTCAGCGGTATTTTCAGTGGGGGCAGTTTTTCTTTAATCCGGGCATCTCGATTACGGCGGGCGTCGGGCTTGTTTTCTCACATCCACAAAAGACAGGAATGAGGGCGGCTCCAGCACTGACGGCTTCGCCCAATTCAAGCACTAATTACACGCTCACCGTGCTTACCGGCAGTACGGCAGAGTCGTTGGGGTCGGGGCTGTTCTGGACTACGGGAACCGCAACGGCCACTGGCCCTGTTGTCATCAACCTCGTCTTTAAGGCGGACGCGGAGCTATGACCTACATCCTCACTCCCGACCCCACCGTCGTCCTCCGCGTTGAGGATCAGACGTATATCCCATTCGATCCCGACAACGTCGACTATCAGGCCTATCTCGCGTGGCTCGACGAGGGCAACGCGCCGACGCCGTACACGCCGCCGCCCGTAGCCAAGGAGAAATGAATTGGCCGAGACGACCACGGTCAACTATGGCTGGACGAAGCCAGACCCCGGCGGCTCGCCCAATACTTGGGGTACGACGCTCAACGCCACGACCGACAAAGTCGACGCTAAGGTCTACGCCAACGAGCAGGGCCTCGCTCCTATCGGCGCCGTCACCATGTACGCGGGCGCAGCCGCGCCAGCTAATTGGCTCTTGTGCAACGGGGCGACGCTGTTGCGCGCCGCGCCCTACGACAAGCTGTTCGCTGTTCTCGGCACCGCTTTCAACGTCGGTACGGTAGCGGCGGACAGTTTCATGCTGCCCGATCTGCGGCAGAAGTTTCCGATTGGCGTCGGACCTAATGCGCTCGGAGCGACGGGCGGCGCATTCCCCGTCACGCTGACAACGGCGAACATGCCGTCGCACACGCACACGGCGACTGAAGCGGCGCATACGCACACGGCGACCCAGCCTGCGCACGTTCATCCTGATCCTGGCCACACGCACGGCGTCACCGATCCCGGTCATGTGCATGGCGGGACGATGAGGCAGGGGAGCGGTTTCTTCGCTCTCTCCGCGCAGGCTCCGTTAATCGGGGCGAGCTCGACAGACTCGGCGACGACCGGCATTTCAATCCAAGCCGCCGGGACAGGCGCTCAGGCGGCGCAGCCCGCGATCACCGTCGCCGCGAACACCCCGCCAGCGATCACTGTCGTCGCTGCGGGGAGCGGCACGCCCTTCAACGTTGTGCCGCCGTTCGTCGCCCTCAATTACATCGTGCGGTATTTATGAGTACGCCGTTCAAGCCCATCGAAATCCCTGCTGGAGTCGTTTCGACCCCGACCAAGAAGCAGCGTTCGTCCAACTGGTCGGAGGTTAATCTGATCCGCTGGCGCGAGGACCAGCTGATGCCGATGGGCGGGCAGGCGCAGCTGTCTCGCCAAGTCAACGTCACGGTGGCGGCGACGGGAGCCTTCACGACGGCGTCGACGACGATTGGCATGGCGACCAATCCCGGCACGATTCGCCCAGGGATGACTGTCTATGATGTGACGAGCGACAAGCCGGTCGGTGTGGTGAAGAGCTTTGGTCCTGGGTCGGGTTCGATCACGGCGACGGCGGCGTTCACGACCAATTACGCTGGCATCGCCATGCCGCCCAATCCTGGCTGGGTGACGCCGGGCATGACGGTGACAGACACGACGAGCAGTCATGTGCTCGGTACCGTGTTGACTTATGCGCCCAAGACGACGTTTCAGAACGCAGCCAGCCAGATTCTCGCCGGGGACATCACCATCCACATGTCTGGTTCTCCTATTTTTCAGGTCATTCCCGGCATGACTGTCACCGACACTGATGTCAGCGGCAGTGGCGACCTTGGCACGGTAGTGAGTTGGACCGGCGTCACGCTGACTTTGAGCGCGCCGTCTCCTTTTCATTCTACGACATTGACGGATCGGTTGCAGTTCAGCAGT